GGTACGGATATTGAAATTTAACGAGGATGCCGGAGCCGAACTCCGGCTAGATCACTGAAAAACGCAAAATCTCAGCTAGAATTTTGCAAACTTGTTGGGCAATGAAAAGAGGATTGAGAACGTCCCCAAGAATCGTGAAGGATGATTCTTCGAAAGTGAAGGCTAAAGTGTTTGACATCTAATGTCTCCTAATGCGTGTTTGAAATCCTGCGCCACACGCCAATGTGGTGAGCAGGAACTTTCGGGTTGGCGTACCGTCATTAGGAAACGGCGTATCTTTCGATACCCCGAAAGTCCCGCTCGTAGAGACTTTAGATGGTGCCCTGTTTCAGGGCATCATGCCGACCAGCCATAAAAAAACGCCTTTCGGCGACTGATCGCCTAATGTCGGGACGCCAATCCCGCGTCTGTTTTTTGCAGACAAGGGTAGTTTAGCGACTTTCATGGAGACTTGTAAAGGCCTTAATTTTTAACGTCCGGGTAGATGTCTTTATCTATCGCTTCTATCCCAAGGTCAGAGATGAAATCCGCTGCATACTCTTTGAAGAGGGCTTTGACTTCTCTCTGAGCTTCAGCAGTCTGGACAACGTGGCCGAGATCAAGTGTTATCTCCTTCTTGCCATTGAGCAGGGCAGATACAACAGCGCGCTCTGCATAAGCAAGCGCGTCAGTGAGGTAAATGGCGGAGCCGCGTTCTTTCAAAATGTCATCGATAACATTTGTAAAAAGCTGATTTTTTTCATACACAGATAAGATCATTTTTCTCTCCTATAAAACTATGTAAAAAAGACCACATTCAAAAGCTCCCCTAAGCGCAAAAATTGGAACTAACAAAATTGGTAAAAGCCCGGGGAGCTTATGAAGATGGTCTGAACTATCAAGTTTTTCTTAATAGTTGTGGATAATAAAAAAAGCCCACCGAAGCGGGCTGATTAGATTATTTGTTCTCGCCATAATAATTGGGGCTGAAGCCAGCTGAGCCTGTGGCTTTTTATTCCTGATGATGTAATTGCTCAAGCAATTTGTCGGCTTCTAAAGCTTCGGATGACAGTTCTTGGATTCGCTTGAATTTATCCACTGATGTCAAACTACTGTTTCTTCGAGCGAACTCAATAAGATCTAGGTTGCGCTCTATCAGCGTTTCTAACAATCCTTGCATTTCCTCTTTAGTCATAGAAAGCGAGAGGTTCCCGCAACAAATCGCGCACGGTACATCTTGCTCTTTATCAGTCATTGTTGTCTCCTTTGATGTTCAATTCATTCAGAAACCCCTTCCGCTGCCGTTCACTGAACAGACACAAGAAAATTGACAGGGAAGGGGCTTTTGAATGAGCTATTAGAAAATTTCTAATAAGTGGGTTCTATAATCGATTTAGACGGACTGGATCAGGTTGACCCTAGTGATCCTCCCCAGACGGAATGCAGTGTGAGAACACTGAGAAATGCGTCTTAATGGCGGGCGCCGGAAACTGTCCTAGCGGCAGGCCGGCGCTTTTGATTTACTCCAAGCTAAGTATTCCTCAAACGTGACAAAGCTTGAAGAGAACTTTATGGCCTGTTCAATCAAATCAAGTTTGGTATCGCAATAAGTATCGAACGGCCGGCCAAGCTTGAACCCGCTGAGTATTAAGCCGTCCGCACTAAAGTCTCCGCTTTTATTCAAAGCACCGATGACGAAATCAATAAATTCTTGAGCTTGAGGACTTACCGGGAAAAGGCGATTGAGCGTTTCGTTCGGCAAGATTCTCTCTGCGAATTTAGTGTTGTTGAACTCGCCACAAATGCCTACAAATAGAACATCCTCACCGCAAGTTACGGGAGTGAATAGAACAGGAATCCAGCGGGCCTGATACTTCGGAAGACTGGGGAAAGGTATTTTCATAGGATTCTCAGCAATACCTGCGCAGGTAGTTGTAGATTTCATCAACTTCCCAGCCGCGTCCGAACTCGCAGGCATAATCCCAACAGTTTCCATAGTCGAACTCATTTCGTTTGGCCAACTCGTCACAGTAGGCCTTGGCAGCTCTTTTCTGCTCCAGTAATTCGAGCCGTTGTTTCTTCGTTAATTTCTTCGGTTTTTCCATGGTTATCTCCAGAGAAGAAGTGCTCGTCTTTCCGAGCCGCCACCCTCCTAAAATTGAATTGTCTAAGCTCAATTTCTAAGGAAGGAAAATGAATGTCTTTAACAAGTACATCCTCTTGGTCTCTGCTATCAAAGAGAAGAGGATCGTGACCTTTAACTACGACGGTCTGGATAGAGTCGTTGAATGCGCGACACTCGGCTACACCACCGCAGGAATGCCTGCCGTTCGTGGTTACCAAATAGAAGGAGATACGCATTCAGGAACAGTCCCTTGCTGGCGGCTGTTTTTGATCGACAGAATCCGCGGACTAGTTTTAACCGAAGAGCATTTTTACAGCGAGCCGCCTTTTTATAAAAAATCTGACCCATCATTCTCGCGAATCGACGCTGAGCTCTAGCTTCTGCTCCGCAATCACAAGGGCCGGCGGGAAAGGCTGGCTCATTGTTTACGGCACAATCGCTGTCGTGGACTATCTCTTTCATTGTCACTCCTTAAAAACAAAAGGACACTCCGATTAAAGCCACTCAAGAGATCTACAACTACTGACCGACCGTTCGGAATGTCCTTATGTTTGCGCTCTACAGTTTCTCTTGCGAGAGCGCTTAGCTCACCCGGCTTACGATGCCGAGCCGCCTGAGTTACTGTTCTTGGTTTTCATTTCCTCGTTTGGTTGGTTTCTCAGGACCTCAACGCAGTTTGCTGTTCTTGATACTGCGTGCATCTCAAATGCGCTATTTGTCAGAGGTCTCTAGCTGAAAAATGCTGACTGGCTTCCCTTTTACCTAAGTCATTCATTTCACTGACTGCTGGTGTTCGATTGTCTGTCTTCGCGTGACCAGCACCGCCTGCACTTGGCCGTTTCGAATTTTTTCACTAGCAGGCTCTTTTTCTACCTGCTGCGTCGGCGTTTAGTTCTCCATGGCGCCGATTCTGAAATTGTCTTTATTGGAGGAACATCGTCTTGTCCTATAAATTTGATAAGCAAATATTACCATATAGGTAATAAATTATGCAATCAATTAGGTTAGATTTTTGTTACCAAGACGATAAGATTTATTTGAGTTGAAAGTTTGTTGTTTTTCGGAGACAACAAAAAAGCCGCTCTCGCGGCAATAAAAAACCGCCCGGAGGCGGTCAAGAATGATTTCAGTGATTATTCATCAAATTCAAAGGGCAGTTGTCCTCCGAAAGCTAGAGAGAACCTTCGTTCGTATTCTTCTACTGACTGACTAGTTTTGGCGATACCGACAACCTGCCAAATATGTGCACGCAAAGCTGTTAAGCCAATTTCGTTGAGGAATTGGTGGAGTTTGTCGTATTTTTTGCCTTTTGATTCTTTTTTCGCTTCCTTGAGCAACGCAAGGAGCTTGCCATTGCTCTTGGCCAAAGGAAGGTAAATGAACTTCAACGTTAGATGATAATGTTCCCAGTTACGACCTCGGACTGGGACTGGTATGTCATAAAGCCTCTGCCATTCTGCGTATAAGTCGTCCGGGAACTCTTTCGACCATTTTCTTGCCTCTTCAAGGATGTACTCTCTGAAGGCCGCAATTACCGCTGCTTTTGTAGAGTTGTATCCAGCGAGCTTGTAAACAAGTTCTCTAATACCTAACTTGGCAGAGGCTTGAAGAATTATTGAAGCGTTTTTTACTAAAAAAGTTTGATTTGATTTGAGACGATTGTCGTCATTTGCCTTTACGATAGCCTGACAAATATCGATCAAAATTGTTACGTCGTATCCGTGAGCTTTTACTTCACCGCCATCTATATTTGTTTTAAAAACAATAGGATGAGAGCTATTTTTTAATAATTCACTGCCGGCATAATCAGAGATAAATTGGGTAGTTAGAAAAGAAGGAAAGGTATCTCCTCTAATACTAGTGAACCCCAAAGCCTGCGCCATTCCTCTTTGGCTAATTACTGCAGTATGAGCAGAATCGTTCAGAACATAACAGGGTATATCAAGTCCCAAGACTTCTTTGAAACTTCCTTTGTGGATGGCCTTAAAGCCTCCGCTCTTTACTAATGCTGCATTGCGTGCAATTTCAGATCTGCGCTCGGGAGAGAGTTTCTTGGCTCTTTCAACACCGCCTTTGGACTGCTTAGTTTTATCATCCATAGCAAGCACCTAAAAATATAATCTGCTTGCTTGATTGTAACTGATTTTGTTCTTTATTGTTAAAGGTTAATCAGTTACTTTTATGTACAAGAAAACCGCCTGGGGGCGGCTTCTAAGTTATGGGTAGATTATTTCTTTAATTTTTTAACTTCGTTTAGGAATTTTTTAAAGTCTCTGCCTATCGGCTGAGTTTTGTTGAAAATTTCGTATTCTTTGTGAGCTTTTTCTTCAGCTTGCTTTTTAGAAACCTGTCCGTTTCCTTCTAAAACCGGGAGGTCATTGAATGCCAGGAACTTATCTACAGACTGGCGCAGCTCGAGCATACTAAAATTCTTCTTGCGTTCAATCTGTCCTTCAATGTAATCAAAATAACTGTTGACGGAACGCTCTAATGACTTGAGCTCCTTTTCGTCCAAATAGTTTTTTGCAATTGTCGTATCTGATTTATTGACACGCCCCTCCGGGCTGTTAGACCACGTTTTCAAACCCATGTGTGGCTTCGTGTGGTCTGCTCTGGCATGAATAATCTCGGCGGCAGTTTGATTGTTGATGGCAAAGTGAAAACGGTTCTGAACAGTTGCAAAAAAGCGTCTTGCTTCCAATGAATGACTGTCGTAGTCGATGCTGCATTCCTTGAATATTTCAGTAACTTGAAGCCAGATCCGCTGTTCGCTTGCTCGGATGGAGCGAACTCGTTCCAGCAATTCTTGAAAGTAGTCTTTTCCAAGAACAGTCTTCGCTTGTTTTAGACGATCATCATCTAGGGCGAATCCTTTGATGATGTACTCTTTAAGAACTTGGGTTGCCCACTGGCGAAAATGTGTCGCTTGCTTACTGTTTACTCGGTAGCCGACTGCAATGATGGCATCCAGATTGTAGTGCTTAACGGAACGATTGACCGTGCGAGACCCTTCTTGGCGAACTGTCAAGAAAATCTTGATAGTTGAATCTTCATCGAGTTCTCCAGAACGATAGATTGCATCCAAGTGTTGCTGAACATTCTGAGTGGTTGTACCAAAGAGATCAGCCATCATCTTCTGAGTGAGCCACATGGTCTCATTTTCCACTAGTACAGCAACGACGGGGCCGTCATCAATATTGCCGTAAAGGACGATGTTTTTTTCTTCCATATTTTTGAAATTCGATGTTTTGTTAGCCACTTATTTTAAGACTGGTTAAAAAGGAATAAGCTTCATCGTTACCGGTTTTGGTAGCGGGGTTTTACCTGATAGGTAATCTTGGTTGAAGCTGTATTAACGCCTTAAAAATAAATAAAAAAAGTAAGCCGCCCGGAGGCGGCGTTTGTTATTTTTTTAATAATTGAACAATTACGATCGACCAACCTATGATGGCAACAACCAGCGGCACTAGGATTGCTCCTACTATCCATTTTGTTTGCTTTCCAATGGCCTCGGAAACATGGGTGAGTGTACGTTGATCGGATACGGCAATTTTTCCTTCCAGATCTTTTATGTCGGCTTTGGTTGCAAAGCTTTCCAGTCTGCCTTCTATGTACCCTAGACGAGTCTCATGTCCCATCATTATGCCCACCGAGTCTTGATCTCTTTGAGCTAATTTTATCTTATTCCCCTGATCGGCTTCCATTGCGTTTACCTTACTTGGTTATTTTTCCAGGCCTTGGCTTTTTTGATTAACTGGAAGTAGTCGAATCTCAATTCACAGCTGCAAACGTTGCACCTTAAACGCATGTAAACACTAGGAGGTTCATCTGAGGGCTTCAGGATAAATTTTGCGTCTCTCACTCCTTCAGTAACAGGAGGAGTTGTATACCTGACGGAGTTGGCCATTTCCAATGCTGGTTCTCCTACGCACATGGCCGAGCTCTCAGTGATCATGCTCCAGTCGTTACTTTTGCACCAGGGGCAAGAAGATCTATTGATTGCATTCAGATACTCAACGACTAATGGTGCATCACAAGAAAGAAATTGTTCTGTCATAGCATATTTCTCCAATTAATAATATTTGAAGATTTTTTCTAAAGTTCTCAGCAAGGGAAGTTCCATATCGGCTCCTTCTATCCATTCAGTCGTATCTTTTGAGATTCATGGAGTTGACGACGCGCCCCAAAACTTGAAGCCTAAATTCAACTTCTTTGATGGGAATCTCGAACGGCCTGTAAAGGGAGTTGTCTGAAATAAAGAGAACGGCTCCGGGAATGCGCTGAACCCGTTTCACATATAGATCTCCATCTACAAGAACACAGAAAACACCATCCCGCTTAAGATCCCTGTCTTGACGGTCCACTACGATCAAATCGCCATTTCTAAAGGTTGGTTCCATTGAGTCACCAGAGGCGGTTATGAGTTCATACCCTTGCTCCCTAATCTTGCTAATGTTTTCTTGGAACCAAGGCCGTGAGACTTGGATTTGTTCAACGAAGGCATCATCCTCATAATTCTGGATGCCAGCTGACCCGCAGCAGGCTTGGATGTTGATTCTTTTCAAGTTGATGATGTTGTCATCTGGCCAGTCGTCCGGAGTGTGGTTGGTGTCCATCCAGCCGTAACTGAGCCCTAATTTTTCTTCGATGTCTCTGGCCAGCTTATCCCCCATTTCATAAAACGTTCCATTTCCTCTATCAGATCGGTTTCTTATCTGGCCCAGCGAAGGATGATTTCGTTTCCTTCCTAACTGTTCGTTCAGCTCCGCAATGGAGCCAGCTCTACTGACGAGTGTATTTAAGTTATCTCGACGAATTTCAGCGACTGTTTTCATAGTTATCTCCTTAGGCACAGCTTACCAAATTGATAATTGACAATTACCAATTAGATAATGATAAAATCTAACCAAATAGGTAATGGTGGTTTTTATGAAACTTGCTGAATTTTTTGAATTGACTGGATCGCCGTCCAAGAAGGCATTGGCTGATTTTTTAGGTGTTCCAGCCTCAAATATTTCAAATTGGATTAGGAATGAACGTCCTATCCCTTCCCGTCACTGCGCAAAAATCGAACAGTTCACGAAAGGTGCAGTGAAGATGGAAGAACTCCGGCCTGATTTTCCTTGGGATGATGCAAAGAGAGTTATTGCTGACCGGATTTCTTCCGTTTGAATAGGAGCGCTAAAAAATGCGTAAATATTCGAGCATTACACCCAAATTCTGGATAGGGAAGACTGGTCGGAAACTAAGATGCGATATTTCGGCCAAATTGGTGGCGGCTTATCTGCTTTCTTGTCCGAACAATGACATGACCGGAGTCTTTTATTGTCCGCTGTGCCAAATCTCAGCAGAAACTGGTCTTCCGTTAGAAGCCCCTTCGGTGCCCCTTCCAAGCCCCTTCCAAGGTCCTTTAAAGGGTATTCGAGAGGCTTTGGAGACCCTTCAAAGGGAAGATTTCGCCATTTACGACTATGAAAGCGAGTATGTGTTCGTCAAAAAGATGGCGCTATTTCAGATTGCTCCGGAATTAAAGCCAACAGACAAAAGAGTAACGGGTATTAGGACAGCTATTGAATCCATGCCTGATAACTTTAAATACTTGTTTATTAAAGAATATAACGAGTGTTTTAATCTTGGTTTTAAGAATATTCCTTCACCCGAAATTCAAGAATTCGGCGTTCAGACACAAGAAGGAGACGACCTCCCATCAAGCCCCATAGAAGCCCCTTCTAAGGCCCTCCGAAGCCAAGAACAAGAACAAGAACAAGAAACATATACACGCACCGAAAAGAACGAAAAACAGTCGGAACTTGCAGAAAATTTCGCGGGGCGTGAGTGTGAAAAACCAGTTTCTCTTAAAACTGAAGCCATTGAGGAAGAACTTCCGCTTGAAGAGCAGGAGGCAAGTGTTTCCAAAAAGGAAATAGTTGAACCGAAGCCAAAAAAGGAAGTCAAGACACAACGCCTCCAGAAACCTGAGGAATTGACTGACGAGTTTTGGCAGGACTTTTTGGCTTATCGAAAGCAAAAGAAGGCGCCGGTAACGGAAAGAGTGGTTTCGCTTCTTCGTAAGGAAGCTAAAACCGCCGGCTGGAAATTGGAAGAGGTCATCAATGAAATGATGGTCCGCAACTGGACAGGGTTCAAGGCCGATTGGGTTAAAGACGATTGGAAAGATCCAAATGCTCATTGGGTCTCAGCAGCTGAATACAACAAAGAACTTCCTCCCGTCACGTATTCAACCGGTGCCAAAAACAAGTTCGTAGAGAAGCTCCATGCAGGCATGAGAGCCTACGACATCAAAGACCTTCCCAACAATGAGGAGCAGAGATGATGTTTGCCGCTGCTGCCGTTGTTCGAGACGATCAGGGTAGAACGTTTTACGAGCATCCGGACGCATTTACGACTACCCAGTTGGTCTTTTTTCCACGCCTGACTGACAGCGAGCTAGCTCTCTATCAGGCTGATGCGATCTACGAGGATGAAATTGAGGTGTTGCCCAGAAGACGGCCACAAGTTCCGACGGTGCTGTTTTCGTTCTGTGATGAGCCTAATCACATTAAGGCCGAATTTCTCCGAGGCAAGACTGTTCTGATCGACTTTATCGATGTTGACGATACGCCCGAACTCAGAGAAACCGTCCGTCGTTGGATGCTCGAAATTCCCAAATCCCTACCTGCCGCCGTTGTCGTCTCGGTGATGTTCAAAAACAAACAACTGATTGCATGGAAATTTGACTATGAATCCAAAAAATACAAGCGTTTCGCCTGAGCTGGATGACTACTGGGGCGATCCGACGGGCGGAGCCGAGATAGAAACATCGCTCGCCGACTACGAGAGCAGGGCGTACAAGTCTCCTGAGTTTTTTATCAACAAGGACGTTCTTGAGTTTAAGAACGACTTCCAGAACTATCTGGACGCGAAGAAGACTCATGTTGCCAAGTTCACGCTTCCCTTCACGCAAACCAATGAAGGCTGCATCGGTCGACCGATCGATTTTGAATTTCGTCCCGGAGAACTAACGGTGCTGGCTGGTGAAAACGGTTCCGGAAAATCTCTTCTGCTAGGGCAGATTGGACTTCACCTCATTTCATGCGGGGCTTCTCTCTACATCGCCTCCTTTGAAATGGCTCCGGTACGGACGATCGAAAGAATGCTCATGCAGACGGTCTGCAGCACTGATAAACGGATGATTGAAGAGCCTGACGTTGACCTCTTCTTCAAACAATTCGCCTCCAGGATGCGAATTTGTGACCTTCAGAGAAAGGTTTCTCCGGACGAACTTTTGCGCCTCCTTGATTCAGCTGTCCGTGACTACAAGTCAGACATCCTCTTTGTTGACTCTCTGATGATGTGTGTCAGAGACGACATGGACAAGAAGGAAACCGATTATGTGATGACCAAACTGGTGGAGTTTGCCCGGACCAACAATGTCCACATTGTCGTTGTGGCCCATTGCCGTAAGCGTGGCGATGCCAGTTCAAAAACTTACTCCGTCTTTGATTCAGCTTCAAAAGACTCAATCAAAGGGAGCTCCAACATCACGAACATTGCCTTCAATGTTTTCGTTTTGGCTCGTGATTTTTCCAAGGTGCAAAAGAAGGCAGAAGGAAAAGATGTCGATGACACCAAGCCTGATTTTGTTTTGAACCTGTGCAAGCAGAGAAACGGAGCTTGGGAAGGTTTCATCAAGCTTTGGAGAGACAACGCCAGTCTGAATTTCTGCACGTCGTGGACGCGTGTTCCAGTGAGGCCATGGCTGGATTTAACAAAGTCCGAGCCGGCGCCGGAACCCTACTTTTAGGAGGTTTTATGTCTGAGAGTGCATGGCAGATGCTGATGATCATTTTGGCGCCGGTGGTGTTCATCAATCTGGTGCTGTTTGGGCTACTCGTGAGGGCGGCGCTTCAGATCAGTAAGGAAACCAAATTAACCGATCGGTTAAAAAGGAGTTAAAGCATGGACGTTTTTGGATATTTTTGCGTGTACGTGCTCGGATGCTGTGTGATCGGTTGCTATTTGGCAGGGAACGAAATGAACTTTGATGTCCTTAATTTCTTCGCTCTGGTAGGTCTATCCGGTGGAGTCTTAAGCCTTATCGACTTTGCATGGTTCGCCTACTCAGGATCGAACATTGATTACAGCCTGAAGATTTTGGGGATGGTTATTGCTGTCGATTTCGTTTGTGCTTTCCGAAGGAAGTCTGAATGAGCGGGTGCTGCCTCTACTGCATTCATGCTCAGGCCTTCTGGATAGGACCCGACGGGAAGAAGCATCTTCCTCCAAAACAGTCCTTTGGGGACATGAACATCTACTGCCACCATCCGGACAAAGGCGCCGGCATCGAGTGCTATCCGATCTCGTTTGCTCGATGCACGGTATTTGAACAAGCAGGAGACGAGCAAATTCAACGCAGAAGAGATTTTTTCTCACAGTTTGAGCGTTGGTCTTCACACGCTCAGATCATCGCTCAACGGAACTCTAATGTTCTGGAAACGGCATCAAACAATTCAACCAAACAACAAAAATCCATCAGGAGGGATAAATGAAAAGGTTTTTACAAGCAAAAGGCAGGCTCAAGGTCGGTGAAATGAACCGAACTGAGGCCGCCTATCGAGATTACCTGGAACAACAGAAAAACTCTGGGTTAATTCTCAAATACTGGTTCGAGCGGTTCACATGGAAGATTGCCTCAAACCGATGCTCATACACGCCTGATTTTTTGGTCATGCGTCCGGATAAAACGCTAGAGCTTCATGAAGTCAAGGGATCCTTGAGGATCTTTGCCGATGACGCAAAAGTGAAATGCAAAGTCTGTGCTGATGAGTGCCCGATTCCACTGTTCGTCGTCACGCCGAAACCGAAGAAAGAAGGAGGGGGTTGGAATGTTCAGGCATTTTAACGTTGAAGCATTTGTTTTCTGGTGGCTCAATTCTGTGATGGCAATCTTCGCCCTTCTTTGGGTCGCTAAGAAGATTGCGGATTTTTTGGAGCACCGCGACAAGCTCAGGAAAAAGTTGGATTTCTTTGGGCTGTCAGCCATCGGGATTATTTATCTCTACTGCACGTTTAGTTACTTGAGGACTCTTGGATGACAGAAACAGAACAAAAACTCATTGATGATCTCAGACCTCGTTTGGACAATTGGCGGCGGGCATATCGTGACCGCGTTGTTAAAAACGTCTCAATTGCCTACGCGGTAGAGAGAGCTCTCGCACTGACAAGAAACAAGACGGATTTCTCTGAGGACTACACAGAGGATGATGGCAACAGCGGCATGAAGGCCCGCGAAGTCGACATGAGGGACGCGGATTTTCTCAATGTCGTTTGGCAAAACTTCTCGGCGCCGGGAACCGAAGTTCTCTCTATCGGAACCCATGGGTTGAATGTCCGGACAGCGAAACTGATTGTTCTGCTATATGTGTTTGGCTCCCAGTCTTCATTGAGCAAGGCAGGTAAGCGAATCTGGAACATCAAGCGGAGAAAGCTTGATCGGTGGACTGAAGATGCCTTGATATTTTTCGCTTTTCGAATTCGATATTTCGAACAAATCAACGAAAGGAAGGTTAAAGATGCTTTTTAAGATGAACCTATTTATTTTTTCTCGGAGTATCGCTATACTGACCTCGCTGTTGAACAACAGCGCGGGATTGGCGTCCCGCAAGGGTTTAGGCGATCAGTCGCCGAAAGGCGTTTTTTTATAGCTGATTGCAAGGGGATGGCGAAACGCCACCTCCTTTAAAAGTCTCTTATGAGCGAGGCTTTGGGAGTATCTAAAGATACGCCGTAACCTAAACTACGGGACGCCAATCCCAAAAGCCTTGCTCTCCACATTGGCGTGTGGAGACAAGTCCAAAAACTTGTTTAGGAGACAATTATGTCTAGTGCTTTATCTTTCACATTTGAGAATAAATCTCTTACTATTCTCGGCACAGTTCTTAACCCGCTCTTTGTAGCAAAGCAGGTCTGCTTAGCTCTTGGATTTAAAGATACTATCAATGCAGTTAAAACTCACTGCGACCCCGAAGACGTTTGTAAAGTCGAGGTTCAAACCAACGGCGGCAAACAGTTAGTCAACTGCGTAAACGAAAGCGGCCTGTACGCCTTGATCTTCGGCTCGAAACTTCCGAAGGCAAAACAATTCAAGCGCTGGGTCACGAATGAGGTTTTACCGGCTATTCGCAGGGCCGGACGCTACGAAGTTCCAACAGGTGACACGATCACCAACGCGCAACAAGTTGCCATCCAACAGGCAGTAGCAAGACGCGCAAAGAAAACGGCTGTGTACTATCAGACGATCTACCGCGCGATCAAGGTACGCTACCAAATCCCACGCTACACAGAACTCAAACAGTCGCAATTCGAGGACTGCCTGCGCTTTATTGAAACGGTTGACTTGAGCGTGCCCGAAGCTCCGACTACCACTCCTCCAGAGACCGAGAGGCCGCAAAGATACGTTGTTTACGCGGATTTCTTGAAGACCATGCAAGTGTTCTGCTACTACCAGCGCTACCTTTTCAGAAAACCTCTGATGCAGGCAATGCGGGTCATGCTGGCTTTGGATGTACCCGACGCAAGTAAACTTTGGGACGTTGTGAACAACCTTAATTTTGTTGAGCTCGAACGCTCGCTCGATGATCTCGGATTTTCAGTCAAAGACCTTGACTGTTACAAGCATTGGGCGTTGACGCACGCTGCCTAACAATCGAAATTTGAAACTCCGCCCCTCCAGCCCGAGGGGCTTCTTTTTGGTGTATAGTCAGAAGTAGACAATTTCAAGCCTGTTTGCCAGGCCGCCTAAAGGCTTAAAGATGACGGTTCCTTGCGGAGGAACCGGTGTGTCCGAAGAGAACGAGACACAGAGCGTTAAGTCAGGCGAATACGAGAGCTCCGATTCCGGGGCTTTTTTGTTATCTGTTGCCTCTCAGAGGTCAACAACGGAACTTTTATGATCGAACCTAATAAGTACGACATCCAGACTGCATCCATCCTTATCGATACCGCTAAAGCCGAACTGGATAGAAAAATTGCCGCCGAGCTCCCAGAGCAAACAAAGCGGCTGGCCTTCTACCAAGGCTTCTGCGTTGTGGTCCTCGGTGTCCTGTTCTATCTATTCGACAACCATTTCTTCCAAGGCTGGAGGATGTGGCTGGCAGTTGTTTCCGGAGCTTTAGGGTTTGCGTCCTTGCTGATGTCGATTATCTTTTCAAGCGGCGCTGCTTATCCTTCCGGAATTTGCAAGGATTACCTGAGATGGCTGAACACTCGGTACCCCGATGATGTGCCTGTTTTATCTGTCCAGAAGGATTTGCTCAAACAGTATCAGCGCTCGATTGATGCTCTGAACGCTATTCATAACAGACGAGGATATGCGCTCCGGACAATCAATTTTTTGTTGATTCTGTCAATTATCTTGGGGTGCTTGGCCCTTTGATTTCTTTAGCGGTTTCATTGTTGTCCACAACGTTTATCGACAAACCGCACAGCCTCTCGGTGGGCTTAAGCACCGAGCCAAACAAAGCAAAACCCCGACAGTTGCGAGCTGTACGGGGTTTTTAGTGTCAACCTAGAACCAGTAGGTCGATATGGAAATTATATCAAAGCACTGTAGGAAGCTAGTCATGGAACTATTAGACCGTTATCCGAAATGGTCCTTTTTTCTCCGTTGGGGTTTCTCCATCATTGCGATGATGTGCATGACCGTCATATCTTTTGCCTTCGCTTACTCGCTGATTAAGTAGTCAAGCGACAAAGTTACAACATCCAGCAAGTCTAGATTCCCAACGGGAAGATGCTCACTCCGCTGGATTTCTAATTCTCCTGACGAGAATGTCGGAGAAAACCGCCTTAACAAACTATCTCCTTGGGGTTGGTTGGAGTGCGCTCGGCTGAAAGATGTCGGGCGCACCTTTTTTAAGCTATGAAAGAATCTGAACTCAAAATTCTTTACAGGCCGGTCAATGACCTGATTCCGTATGCAAACAATGCCCGGACGCATTCTGAGGAACAGGTGAATCAAATCGCCAGTTCGATCAAGGAATTTGGGTTCAACAATCCTATCCTTGTGGATGAACAGGGCGGAGTGATTGCCGGACATGGACGCTTGAAGGCGGCCAAAAAACTTGGGCTTAAGGTTGTCCCGACCATCGAACTAAGCGGATTATCCGATCCGCAGAAGAAGGCCTTTATCCTCGCAGACAATCGAATTGCTCTTAATTCTGGTTGGGATATTGATCTCTTGAGAATTGAGCTGCAGGAATTGCAGGATACAGATTTGGCGCCGGTCACTGGTTTTTCCGACGAAGAGTTGAATGCTTTGTTGTGTGGAACCACCGAACCCGCTGAGGAAGAGGAAGAACCGGAAAAAGAGGAGCCCGAGGCAGACCGCTTTAATCTGACGCTCTCAATTCCGATCGAATACAAAGAGCAGGTTCAGGATTTCGTTAAGAGTTTCGGACCTGAGGATTTAATTCAGAAGATCATCGATGTGACCAGTTAACCAAAAGAAGGTTGAAGGCATGGAAGAAAAAGTTCAAAAGAAGCGGACTCGTCCACGCATTCAGATTGATCTGGAGAAGGTTGAACAACTGGCTCAGGTTTGTGACAACGAGGAAGAGATTGCTCTCGCGCTCGGGATTAGTTATCGAACCTTGAGAAATCGAAAAAAAGATTTTGCCAATTTTGCCACCGCCATAAAAAAGGGAAAGGCTAAGGCCAACGCCTTTGTTGGTGGCAAGTTGATGGCTCTCATCCGAGAGGGAAATCCGGCAGCGACCATTTTTTACATGAAGAGTCGCTGTGGGTGGAAAGAGACTGACCGTAAGGAAATTACCGGCAAAGATGGAGAGCCGGTTAAAGTCGACAAGGTTAACCAGCTGGATCTAAGCAAGCTCACCTTGGAACAATTAGACGCGCTGGAGGGTATTGTGAATGCGGCTTCCAACGATACAGGAGATCAGACTAGCTAAGGCCCGAAAGGGCTTGTCTTACTTCACATTGCACACAAAACCTGACTACCTGCTCGGCTGGGTACACAAAGAAATTTGTGATGAGCTAGACAGGTTCCTGCAGGACGTGGCGGACAAAAAGTCTCCTCGGCTAATTATCACGATGCCTCCGAGATCCGGGAAGAGTGAGCTTGTTTCTAGGCGCTTTCCGGCTTTTGCCCTTGGGAGAAATCCGGAGCTTCAAATCATCGCAACATCGTATTCTTCAGACCTATCACAGCGCTTCAACAGAGATGTTCAGCGCGTAATAGATGATGAGAAATACTTTGACCTGTTTCCGAATACTCGGCTCAGCAATTCGAGAGTGCGTACCGACTCCCGGGGATCCTATATAAGAACCTCTGACCTCTTCGAGATTGTTGGTCATGCCGGCGCCTATCGTTCTTGCGGTGTGGGTGGGGGCATAACAGGTCAGGGTGCCGATATCCTGATTATCGATGACCCGATTAAAGACCGAGCTCAAGCAGGTTCTAAGACTATTCGAGACTCCATTTGGGATTGGTACACATCGACCGCATACACCCGACTGTCTCCCGGAGGAGGCGTCATCGTAATGGCCACCCGTTGGCACACAGACGATCTGATTGGTCGATTGATCCAGAGAATGGGAGAGGGAGATACATTCCGGATCGTGAATTATCCGGCAATTGCGGAGCATGACGAATTGCACCGCAAAGCTGGGGAAGCTCTGCATCCTGAGCGGTATCCGCTCTCAACTCTGCTGCAGATCCAGAAAACGATCGGCAGTCGTGACTGGGAGGCACTGTATCAGCAGCATCCGGTTCCCGATGGCGGTGCTTTATTCAAGCTCGAGTGGTTTAGAAGATGGACAGCAACAAGCCTTCCGCCAGAGTTTGACCATACGCTCATGTCGTGGGATATGACGTTCAAGGATTCCAAAAACTCCGACTATGTGGTCGGTCAAGTGTGGGGCAAAAAAGGACCGAATTTTTACCTGCTTGATCAAGTACGGGGCCAATGGGATTTTGTGAAGACAAAAGAGATGGTCCGAGTTCTTGCCCATAAGTGGCCGCGTGTTGTCCGGAAGCTGGTTGAAGATAAGGCGAACGGATCGGCGGTGATCTCTGAGCTGAAATCTACGGTTTCGGGATTTGTTCCGATAACGCCCACTGAATCGAAAGAGGCCCGGGCATCGTCCGTCACTCCTTATTTTGAGGCAGGGAATGTTTTTATTCCGGAAGACAGTGCAGCACCTTGGGTGCCGCATTACGTCAGCGAGTTGCTTGAGTTTCCCGCAGGTTCTCACGATGACCAGTGTTTCGTTGCTGGAACTAAGGTGGCCACTCTTTTTGGAGACAAGCCGATAGAAAAGATTAAGGCGGGCGAAATGGTTCTAACCCCATTCGGTCTTAAACGTGTTTTGTTCTCCGGAAAGACAGGTACCAGAAATGTGATATCGAAGTTTGGAGTAACGGCTACTCCGGATCACCCATTTATTACGCGAGATGCGGAGATAAAAGCGTTCCAAACGGTTGAGGAGGAAGAATGCATCAAGCTCAAATACCGCAACTTGATAAATCCAATCCTGCAGAGAAGGTTACGTTCAACGGCGTTACCTATCGTCTCATGGGATCGAGGAAGTATTACCTTAGCCAGTCCACCACGAACGAAGGCAGGAAAGCTCCGAAAGGGCTCCATGTGGCTATATGGGAATTCTTCTCTGGGAAAACTGTGCCTCAAGGGTTTCATATCCATCATAAGGACGGCAACACTTTCAATAACGAATTTAGCAATCTTGAGTGTTTATCACGGAATGAACACTGCAAGAAAACTAATTACAAAACTGAAAGGGTCAAAAAACATCTTGACAAGGTGCGGCCGCTTGCAAGTGCATGGCATAGAAGCGAAGAAGGAAGAAGTTGGCATCGCCAGCATGCTAAAGAAAGGCTTCCGACCTTTTATCAATGTGTCTGTTCGCTTTGTGGCTCCATTTTTGAGGCAAAAAGTCCAAACGGAAGGTTCTGCTCAAGAAAGTGTGAAACCAAATACAGATGGAATTACGAGTGTTATTCGGTCACAAAAAAATGCGAAATCTGTGGTCAAGAGTTCACTTCCATCGAGGGTGGAGGCAGAAAACCCAGAACTACATGCTCCAGAGCTTGTAGCCGAAAGCTGGGGTGGAATAGAGCCCGTTTACAACCTGTGTGTGAGTGATGTTCACATGTTTTTTGCAAACGGAGTCTTAGTTCACAACTGTGACGCTACAACTCAGGCATTGAATTACTTCCGGAGTGGAAAAGGTGTCATTTTGACCCGAGAGCAGATGCAGCAGGCACGTTTTAGATTTTGAAAATCATGAATCAACTAGACGAAAACAAACGCCGAAAGATCAATCAAAAGATCATCGATGCGGCAAGCTCTCGCTTCGTGCCCCCTAGAACATCGTTCTCTCCGGAGGAGGCTAAAACACTCTTTTATCCTCCGATCACCTTAAACACAAAAGAGCCGGAGAAAGCAGAGTCTCGTTTCACAAATGATGCCGCGATTGGCTCGAGTTTCAATGCGTACTATGCATCGTTGACGCAGCACGCTTTGGATCTAGGACAGTTCCCGATGACATCGTTTGTCGGCTATGGCGTCCTGCAGAATATCGCGCAAAACGGCATGATCCGCACCTGCATTCAGACCGTTGCGGATGATATGTGCCGGGAATGGATTCAGGTCGAGGGCGGAGAAGACGAATCGGCAGACAACGTAAAGAAGCTACAAGATCTTCAGGAGAACAAATATCGACTGAGGAAGCTCTTTAATGAAGCTCTGAGCATCGTTGGTTTCATGGGCGGATGCTTCATTTTCGTTGACACCGGAGTTGAAGGAGAGGCTCTAAAGCTTCCTCTCAACTATTCCGACAAGTCAGCCGAGCTAGTGGGCGAGGATAAGACAGTCAAATTTATTGTCATTGATCCGGTCAATGTTTCTCCTGGTTTTTACAACGCCAACCAGCCGCTCAAAGACGATTACCTAAAGCCAAAGTCTTGGTTTGTTTTTGGTCAAGAGGTTCACGCTTCCCGCATGATCAGGCTCGTGGACAATGAGCCTCCTTTACTTCTGAGGCCAGCCTATAACTTCCTTGGAATCCCACAAGCTCAGATTCTTTGGGATTATGTTCTGCACTGGAATAAAGCCAGAGAAACAGGCGTCAGCATCCTGGAGAAACTGAACCTCACGGTATTCAAAACGAATTTTGCCGAAGCGCTGCAAACTGGCGGCATCGAGCAGTTAGACGCGAAGATGATGCTGTTACAGCGTTATCGCTCGAATGAGGCCATTTTCGCTTGTGACTCTTCCGAGGATCTGCAGAACATCACTCTGACGATCTCAGGAGTTGAAGGCATCATCCGGCAGGCATTGGAATTCATTGCGGCTATCAACCGCACGCCGGCGGTCAAGCTCCTCGGAATCTCTCCGAGTGGTTTCAACGCGACCGGTCAGAGCGATATCCGGAATTACTACGACCACATCAAGTCGAAGCAGGAGCTCAATCGAGATGCAATTCAAACCGTCTTGAAAGCTATCCAGTTGGTTGAATTTGGACACGTTGATCAGTCTATTACATTCAAGTTCAACGAACTCGGAGAGGCCGATGCCGCTGCTACAGCAATCACAGCTAAGACGAAGGTCGACATGTTGGCTGTGCTGCAGGATCGCAATGTTCTGAGTGCTGAAGAGGTTCGTGAGTTTGTCCGTCGTGATACGGATATGGGTTTGGACTTCATTCCGGAAGAATTGCCGGAAGGGATGGAAGGCGAACTCATGACTGATGATCCCAGTCAGCAGAATGAGCTGATGAATAACTTTCTGAAGCAGCGATCGGCTGAGAATGTGGCGCCGGCGCCGAAGACTGACGAAGACAAAGCTGGAGAGATTTTCTAATGAAGACTGCTCGTGCCGTTCAGCCGAACCTTGGCAGACAAGCAAAATTCAAAAATAAGCTCGACACCTTCTTGAAGTCCTTCAGAAATAGGGTTCTCAACGAGATACTTCTTTATCTGTCTGATGCTGGAGGATTGACCGAGGACGCTTCCTTAACGTTCCGTCCGGATGATCCTCTCGATCGCGCACGGCTTCGGAATATCAAGGAACGAATCAACCGTTTGGTTCTTCGTGATCCTGATCGATTCCGTCGCAATGTTGATGACTTCATTGCCCGCAACATGGGCAACTGGATGAAAACCGCAGATCGGGAAACACGTCAGATCGCTGAATGGTACGTGAAGAATCTCGCTACTGATGTCTCAACAGCCCAGAAAGCATCACTTCTGGCTGCAGGAGTTCCGGCTTCGGTTTTTGCCTACGAGATGAGGCAGACGCGAAAGCACTTTTTCATTACGCCACAGGCGGTGAATGAGCTCCCGCGTATGGTCGCCGACACGACAAGTCTCATCAGCAACATCACAACGTCTGAGCTGACAAACATCCGTGCGGCCTTTATGGATGCGTATGAAGGTCGCGGTACCTATTCGCAGATTGTCGAAGCTCTTGGCCGTTCTTCTTCTTTTACTGCTCAACGAGCTCAGCGTGTGGCAATTGACCAAACTCTCAAATTGAATCAGCAGATTCAGCAGGCTAACTGCAAAGGTTTGGGCATTACTCGCGGGGTTTGGATTCACGTCCCCGGTAAGTACACCTCTCGCGAGAGTCACATTGAGATGAACGGCAAAGAGTTTGACCTTTCTAAAGGTCTTTACGACAAGGAAGTCGGGCGGAATGTAATGCCAGGTGAACTTTACTGGTGCAGATGCCAGTTCAGAAGCATCCTTCCGGACTAAACAATTTTCGAGGTTATTACTGTGGGAAATCTAAAACGCACGGTTGCAATTGATTCTGTGAGCGTTCGATCTGTTGACGACAATGGCTTCCTTCATGTCGAAAAATCTCCGCTGACGCGTGTTCAAGTTGCTCCGTATTACGGGCAGGAGATTGCAGGCTGGCGAGAGCTCGGACTTGATCCGGAGAAGATCTATCACGCCTATCGACCGCCTGAGGAGCTCAGTTCTCCCGAAACGATTCAATCAATTAACGGTATCCCGATTCATCTTGAGCACCACGATGATCGCGGAGCCCCCGAGAACAAACAAACTCGGGTCGGAACTACCGGAACGGACGGAGCTTTTGAGGCTCCGTTTTTAGTTAACTCTCTGCACATTTACGACAAGGACGCACGCAGCAGGATCGAGGACGGTTCAATGCGTGAGTTGAGTCTTGCGTACACGTTCGAGCCCGACTTCACGCCGGGTGAGACACCTGATGGAGAGAAATACGACTATGTGCAACGCAAGATCAGAGCGAACCATCTTGCGCTTGTTGAAACTGGGCGCGCTGGGCCTGAGGTAAGAGTTCGCGATTCTAATAAGGACTTTCTCAATATGGAAAAAGATGACGCTGTTGAGCAGGCTGAAGTGACGTTAGCAAAGGCGATTATCGATTTGCATTCCGTTGATCCCAACGGAAAAATCGTTGACGGCGCTCAAGATGATGACAAAGACGCGATGATTCAAAAAATCATCGAAGGACTGAAGGCAAAAGGCCTGACGGATGAAGAGGCTGAAAAGCTTAAGACCACTCTGTCTGACCTGGCTTACTCTCAGGCTACAGGAGACGAAGATCCTAAGCCTGATGATCAAAAAGAGGCTCAGGACGACGATCCGGAACTTGATGAAAAGATGAAGGATCCGAACTTCAAGGCTGGTTTTGAAGCTGGCGTTCTCTACGGTGAAAAACGTGAAAAGGACGATCCTAAACGCATCGATTCTGATCACGAACGCGAAGGCGAAGAACGCTATCTCGAAAAAGAAGCAGAAGATGCACTGAAATCCTGTGGTCTTGATGAAGCTTCTGAAGAAGAGAAGAAGGCTTTTGCTGCCGGATTGAATTACGTCCAGAAGAAAGATGAAGGCGCACAAGATGAGGATCCGAAACCTGATGATGGCAAAGAAGAGAAGAGTTCTGCCTCTGACTCCATGAAGATTCTCCGAAACGCCATCTACTCTGAACTGGCCGCAATCGAAGAAGTCAAGCCGGTGTTAGGTGTTATCCGTGCCGGATCCTATGACTCCGCAGGTTCCATCTATGTGGCAGCACTCAAGAAACTCGGTTTGAAAAACATCCCCGCATCCGAAGCTCGTTCTGCGTATCGCGCCTACATGCAGGGTCGAAAGGCCTTAGCTGGTGCGAAAGACTCCGGCGCCAAGGTGACCGAGAAGCCGACTGCCGTCAGCGCAATTTTGAACAATGTTAAATAAATAGGAGATTTTTTGATGCTTCAAAAATCTGTAGGTCTCTATCCTGCTATCGGTATTCCGGGACAGCAGGTTGCATTCAATCAGGCCGTCTACACGCCTCAGAACTACTTGTCTGACGGTACTGTCCAGTGCGGTGGTTTTGCGTTTGCTGTAGCCGCCTCCACAACCGGAACAGCCGTGAAATTCCCAATCGCATCCTTGAAGGGCTCTGCAGGGGCCAAACCGATCGGTTTTGTTGAGCGCACGTTCACAGCGTCCATCGAGCTGGGCACAGATACTCCGGACATTTATCCGAAAGGGGCTGAGCTGACGATTGCCGTTCGAGGTGACTACTACATCGTCGCACCTGCGGCCGCAACCATCGGTCAAGCTGTTCTCTGTGATCCGACCACTGGCGCCATCACATTTGGTGCTGCCGGTGCCGCAAATGACACCGGTTGGACAGTTCAGACGGCTGGTGCAAAGGGCGACACGATCATCATTTCCAATCACGGCCTCGGTTATCAGCCTGCCGCGAGCGGATCCTAATCTGAGGTAAAAAATGAACGATTTTGAATTAGCAAAGCAAAAAGGCGTGCATGGTGTGGAAGCAAAAGGATTCATGTCCTATTCCACAGACGCCAAAGGTAAGATCAACGTCGACTACGATGCAACGGTTAAGGCAATGGCTCGAGATGCCGCATTGCAGACTCCCGTGTCTGTCGGCGTCCCTTCCGTCTTCACGACATTCATTGACCCGCAGGTCGTCCCCATCCTGTTTGCCGCCCAGAACGCTACAAAGATTTTCGGCGAAGAAAGAAAGGGTGACTGGACAGATAACTTCTTCACCTTCCCGGTCGAAGAGTATGCCGGCAATGTGACTCCTTACTCTGACTTCGCAGAGAACGTCTCCACAGACGTGAACGTTGATTACCCGACTCGCGAAAATTTCTTGTTCCAGACCGTCATCAAGTATGGCGATCGTGAAGTCGGCCTTGCGGCCAAGGCCAAGTTGAATGTTGTTTCTTCTAAACAACAGGCTTCTGCTTACGTGATGGCGATGGCTCACAACAAGTTTGCGCTTTATGGCGTCGAAGGTAAGAAGGTCTACGGTCTGTTAAATGACCCGAACCTGAACGCTTCGATTTCTCCGATCTCCATCACCACGGGATCTACCGCTAACTCTACGTGGACAGCAAAGTGCGCTGCACAGCCTGAGAAGACTGCCAACATTGTCTATAACGACATTAACAAGCTTTGGGCTGAAATTAGCAAGAATAACGGCGGTTTGGTTGATCAGAACTCCCGCATCATTCTCGCTGTCAGCAACACCAGAGCTCCTTACCTGACCGAGCCGAACTCCTTCGGTCTTACGGCCATGACTATGCTCAAGCAGTCATTCCCCAACATCGAGGTTGTTCAGCTTCCTGAGCTGACTACAACGGCTGGTGAAATGCTGTACATGACTGTTCCAGACCTGTTTGGCATTGAGACTGGTATCTGCGCATTCTCTGAGAAGTATTTCTTGGGTCGTGTGGTTCCGGAAATGTCCAGCTACAAGCAAAAGGTCGTTGGCGGAACTTGGGGCGCTGTTATTCGTCGTCCCAGCCTCGTTGCCACGATGCTCGGCATCTAACCTGAACTAACCAGCTACGGAGGCCCGATCTCTCGGGCCTCTTTCTTAGGAGATTGAAATAATGGCTCGTACAAACACAACTCAGAAAGCAACATCCGGAAAGGTTGTCGCAGACAATTTCAGCAATACCCAGAAGAAGAGCACTGCTAAAACTCAGTCCACGGTGATCATTGCTTGCACTCTGGCACACGGCCTCAAATTTGATGATGTGCCGAATGGCAATGGCGGAACAAAAACGATCGTTTTTCCGGGCGTAAATGATTCGCTTAGAGGAAAACGTGACGGGATCCTGCTGGGCAAGGGAAACTCTGTCGCATTCCAGATCGATAAAGAGGACTGGGAAAACATCAAGCGCATGCATGGTCAGGAGGCTGTATTCACAGGCGTGAATGGCGGTATTCCGTGCCTGCTTGAGATGAAATCAGTTCAAGAATTCAGAGGCCGCGAGGACGAGTTAAAAGAAGCGTCCCACGGCCTCAATCCGATCGATCCTGAATCGGTCAACGTTGAAGAAGTTAAGAACGAAGAAGGTTAACAAAATGGCTGTCGTCGTCTTTGATCCTGAAAAATTTCGAATCCTTCATCCTGCGTTTTCGGATGAAGTCAAATTCCCGGACGATACTCTGCAGTTCTACTTTGATTTGGCGGTGGAGTTCGTAGGGAATACGGACGCCGACAGCTTTGCTCCTTACGATCCGGATAACAAGATCTATACAAGGGAGCGGCTCCTTGATCTTGTAACCTGCCACCTGCTGACACTCAGCCAGCAGCCGAATGGTCAGGTTGGCAGGATTGCTAGTGCTACTCAGGGAAGTGTGAGTACAAGTTTTGACCTTTTGAAAACGAATACTTTTGTCGGAGATTGGTGGGCTCAAACCCAATGCGGCGCCATGTACTGGACGCTGACTGCCAAATACCGAATCGGCGGCAGAGTTTATTCCGGAAATAATTACCATCCGTGGGGATGACGATGGGCATCAACATCACATCTAACAATGCGTTCAAAAAGCTGTCAGAGAAGATCAAGGCCGATAGCAATAAAAAACTAGAGGTCGGAATAATGATTCCGGACATCGCAACCATTGGGATGTATCTGGAATATGGGTGGGTCCAGTCAGTGACGAGCAAGCAAGGACACTACTTGTCGGCTCAGCTTGGACTGCCTCCGAACAGCAAATTCACGACTCTCTACATGCCCCCGCGTCCGTTCATGAGAGCTACCTACGCTCACAAAAGAGCGGAGTGGCAGGAAATATTCCGAAAGTATTTCCTAAAAACTTTCGACATTACATATTCCCTCAAGACAATGGGTCAGGCCGCAGTAGACGATATTGTTCAGACGATTGACAACGCAGGTATCCCTGCAGGATCGTTTCCTAAAAGATCAGCCCTTACGATGGCTCTTTTTGAAGCTACAGGGGAAATCGCTAAGGTTCGCAAAGCAAAGGGTGGTGGAAAACTTGCCAATAACGTAAACACGACTAAACCGCTGACCCTAACAGGCGTTCTTAGAACCTCTATTCAAGCGAAGGTTTCCTAATGTCTCTCAACCTACACGCAATTGTCCGCCAGGCGATTAACGCCAACTATGCTGACGAAATATTCAAGCTGTATCGATCGGTCGGCCAAAAGAATGTAGGAGGAGTCGTCCAAGCGTATTACGCACCGCCTGAAGAGATTCAGGGGAATTTTCAAAGCGAAGGCGATAGCGCTCTTGACCATGCCAACTTAGCCGGACAGAACACCATCATCCGGCGCCTGTACCTCTACGCATCGAGCGACCAGAAGCAGCGGCCTTGGGCAATCTATAGGCCATTAGCGAGGTCGGGAGATTATGTCGAAGATTCCAAAGGAGGCCAGTGGTTGATCACTGCGGTGATCGAGGATTTTTCGGACGCAGGTTGGGAGGCGGTCCGCTGCACATTCCAAACCACGCCTCAGAAGCTGAACATCGTAGAGGAAGAAGATGAAAGCACAAAACCTGAGCCCGAATATCCGGACAGCGATCCAAGAATTTCTTGAGATATTTGCAGTTCCGGAAGTGGCGCCGGAAAACATTTTCTACGGTAACCAGAACAATCTGGCATTGCCTCCTGAAGGGAACGATTACGTCATCTATTCCTACATCTCCAGCGTTCGACACGGGACGAGTGCCGAGGACTGGGAGCAGGACCAAAACGATGACAACGTTTATCTCTCAACGACTACAGAGGTTTTGGTTCAGGTCGATTGCTACGCATCGACTTTAAACGGCTCCGACGGAATGAATGCCATGCTGAGGGCTCAGGCCTTGGAGACTGTATGCAGGTCTCATGTCGGCGTCCAGTTCTTTGTTGATAGAGGAATCAGCCTGCTTCATGCGGACGATCCTAGAGACACCACCATTGTCGGGGACTCTGACAACTATGTCAGGAGATCCACTCTGATGATTCATCTCAGCATGCAGAGCCAGATCAAAGTTTCGATGGGCTTCTTTAGTGCGGTTGATGTTGACCTGAAAAACGTTGATGTGAGCTACCCGCCGAAGGAAAAGGAATGAACGAGCAACTTGCTTTCAAACTTGGGCGTGCATTCAAGCTCGGAGTAATGTATGGGCTCGGGAGAACTTACGCAACAAACCCTGGCGATGCTCAAGACGCCGCAAAGTGGATAACGGTGAATGGCACTCATATACCAGTCGGTAAGAATGGCAAACTGGAAGGGAAAGTAGGAAAGAAGGTAGAAAGCCAGCAGTCCTATCCGAAATCGGGAAAAAATCTCATTGAGAGTCCGCCTTCAAAGGATATTCATAGTTACTTGCAAAAGGCTGGAGGTAATCCCGCTAAAGCTATCGTTCTCTATTACGACAATGAACTGCGAGGAGGTTCGGTTAGCACTGTGGTGGAGATATCTGGGAAGAAGCGAACAGTTTCTGTCGTTTTCGATGGCAAAGGGAGAAAGGAATTTAAGAAATTTTCTGGACACCTACGAGAAATACTAGAGGTTCTTCCTTTTGTTCCAGAAGTAATAGAAAAAGGCTCATACTTCGGGAGGAAAGAGGCTGTCAACCATTCTCCGCAAGTGGCCTTTCATACAAAAATGAAAAACGTAAGGGTTAATGGTATTAAAAAAACAGTGGCTGTCGATATAGGAGAAACGTCAAGCACTGATTTCCATGCGTACAACTGAAGTTTTGCGTTTCTAGATCTTCATTATTTTAAAAATCCTCAATAAAACATAAGGTTAATGTTGAAATCGAG